GACACCAATGGTGGTCTTAACATTGACTCTATTGATTATGCTGATAACTTCTATCGCATTGGTACCTTTGCACAAGAGTCAATAATTCCAGAGATTAACATTAACTACCCACAAGCATCTCAAGAATACCTAGGCTTCCAGTTCACACTGACTCGTTCATCTACTGATAATTCTAAGGGTCCACTATTTACTGGCTACCAAGTCAAGGCTTTGCCTGCTATCCCACGTCAGCGATTGATTCAGTATCCATTGTCTTGTTACGACCACGAATCAGATCACTTCGGCGTTGAGATTGGCTATGAAGGTTCTGCTTACTTCCGTATGTCACAACTTGAGTCTATTGAAAACGTAGGTGACACCATCCGCGTTGAAGACTTTAGAACTGGTGAGTCCTACATTGGACTTATCGAAGAGCTTGATTTTAGAAATGCTACTCCATCAGATAAGCGATTCTCTGGCTACGGCGGAACGCTCTTAGTAACAATCAGAACCGTCTAGGAGAGATCAATGCAGGCACAAGACTACGCAACAGTAGCTGTTGCAGTATGCACAATAGTAGGTGGCTTTGTCGGCGCAGTGCGCTGGCTAGTTAAGCATTACCTCAATGAACTTAAGCCCAACTCTGGCAGCTCATTAAAGGATTCGGTTACAAGATTGGAGCGACAGGTTGAAGAAATTTATCGCATCCTTCTTTCTCGCAATAACTCTTAGCGGTTGTTCATACCAAGGCTGGGTTCGTTACCCCTGCCAAGAGTTTGAGAACTGGGAAAAGCCTGAGTGCAATCCTCCACAATGCGAGGTAACAGGCAACTGCACTATTGATCTACTACCAGAGGTATTTGATGAAGCGCCCTGAAAGATATACACCTGAAGAACTCCACGCTAGATTGATTGTCAGCATTGGCATCATCTTAGCAATCGTATTTGCTGGCTCAGTGTTCTCATTACTCTGGGCTTTAGTTTTTGTAACTCAACCAATGAAGCAAGCACCTAATGATGCAGCCTTTATTGATTTAGTTTCTACCCTGACTGTGTTCCTTACTGGAACCCTAGCAGGAATCGTATCTGCTAACGGACTAAAGAGTAAGAAGAAGGAAGATGAATCAAGATGAAACCTGTTGTAAAGAAAGCCACGCCTGCCGCTATTGCTGTCCTTCAACAAGCCACAGCGATATCACCTTCTCGGAAGAAAGCCTCAGATGGATTACTGCCATCGGCAGCACACATCCAACAGAGTCCTAGTTCAGACCACAACACAGGTTATGCAGTAGATCTAACGGATGATCCTAAGAATGGGATTGATTGCACTGATATCTTTGAGAAGTTAAAGGAAGACAAGAGAGTTAAGTACCTGATATTCAAGGGAAAGATCTGGTCTGCAGAAAAGGCTAAGCAAGGCAACAGAAATTACACGGGTAGTAACCCACACAATAAGCATTTACATATATCAATCAATGACGATATGGGCAATGACACTAGCCCTTGGTTCTGGTGGATGAATCAACCAAAGATCATCAATCAGATTAAAGCCAAAGCAATACCTGCGCCAACAAAGAAGTTGGCAAAGGAAGAGGTTTGTACCTGTTGCAAGTTGCACGGTACAAAGTAAAAGCAAAGGAGTCCATAATGGAACAATTCAAACAAATCGCACTATCTTGGTTTCGTGCTGCAGCATCTGCTGCGGTAGCACTTTACCTTGTTGGTGAGACTGACCTTAAGACATTGGGTCTTGCAGCACTATCAGGTGCAGCAGGTCCAGTACTCAAGTGGTTAGACTCATCAGCTACAGACTTTGGTCGCGGGGCCAAGTAAGAAGTAACTGCGAGGCGAAGAGGCTCACTCCCTACGGGGAGTGGGCTTCTTTTTTTATGCCCAAAATTAGTCAGCGTCAGCAGGACAAGGCACGGTCACTAGATTCCCGCAACTAACACAGGTACCATCTAGGAACCACCAAACCATCTCGTTATCCTCAAAGCAACACATCACGTTAAAGACCTGCGACCCACACGGACACACGTGGATAGGTCCTAAACCCCGTAGATCGGCCCCAAAGGGCTCAGGAAGGGTATGTTTAGACCAGAGTTTAGGCAGGGTGAGTAGACGGAACCACACAGACGGACGGCTAGGAGCTTCGCTCCCCGTTACAGTAATTCGCCTCACGGCTCATATGGTAGCCATAGTGGGTGTCGCTAATGCGACGACACGCCGTTAGGTGTAGCCTTGCCCAATGACCACAATCGTTGGAGTAGAAGGAATTGACTACGCTGTTCTAGTAGCTGATAGTCAGATCACCGAAGATAACCTCGTCACCATTGCTACTTCCACGCCAAAGATTCTTGAGGTGGGTAAGTTTCTCATTGGAATCTCAGGGGACACACGACCTGGAGATATCCTTGCCTACAACTGGAAGCCACCTGCCTATCGAGGTGAGGATCCAGCGCAATTTATGGGACGTAAGATTATTCCAAGCATCAACCAAGCATTTACAGATAACAACTACGACTACAACAAGGTGGACAAAGATGGTGGCTTCGATTATCTCATTGCTTTTAACGGCAATATCTTTCGTATTGCTTGTGATCTCTCTTTTTTCCAAGCAAATCACGGAACGTATGGCATTGGTTCTGGTGGTCAGCTCGCTCTTGGCTACCTGTATTCAGCTATCAAACCTGATGTTGACCTAGCCTATGCCAAGCGACACGCCCGTAAAGCAGTTGAAATTGCTTCGATGCTTGACGCTAATACTGGCAAGCCTTTACAGTTAGTTGTACAGGAGAGGATGTAGCTATGGAGATTAAAGCAATAGCAATGACAGATGAATACGCTGCTCATTACTTTTATGAGATGGGTTGGAAGGCTTGCAGACTCGCTTACAAATTACACGAAGAGGCTAATGATGACAGCAACTGATCCAAAGGAACTGCTACTAACTGCATTACGTGCAGGTGATGCGAAGCGTTCACGTTCTACACAGGTACAGATAGGACCATCAGAGTTAGGTGGCTGTCGTCGCAAGGTGTGGTACCGACTCAACGATCAGCCAGAGACTAACGACAATGAGATGAAGCTTGCTGCGATTATGGGTACTGCTATTCACGCAGCCATTGAAGAAGCGCTAGCAGATAACAAAGACGTATTGATTGAAACAGAAGTTGAATACAATGGAATGAAGGCGCACGTTGACTGCTTCGTACCAGGGACAGGTGATGTGATTGACTGGAAGACAAGCAAGGTAAAGAACCTTTCATACTTCCCATCAACACAACAGCGATGGCAGGTGCAGACCTATGGATATCTACTAGCCAAGAATGGTTATGATGTAAAGCGAGTATCGTTAGTTGCTATTGCACGTGATGGTGATGAACGCGATGTCAAGGTACATACAGAAGAGTACAACGAGTCAATGGCACTAGAGGCATTGAACTGGTTAGCAGCTATCAAGGCATCAGAGGTAGCACCAGAGCCAGAGCGAGAAGAAAACTACTGCAAGTTCTATTGCAAGTTCTATGACGCAAGTGGGCAGATGGGATGCGTTGGTCTAAAAAAAGAACGTATCGCTAGTGAAGAGGTGTTAATCCAAGACAAGGATGCTTCAACTAATGCGATGAAATACTTACAATTAGATGAGAAGATCAAAGAGTTGACAAAAGAAAAAGACTCACTAAAGTCAGCTCTTGAAGGCATCGCTGGAGTTACTGATACTGGCATACAAGTCAAGTGGTTTAGCGTAGCTGGACCTACATCAGTAGACAAAGATGAAGTACTTGCTAAACTAGGTTATGTACCTACAAAGCAAGGCGCACAGCAATTAAGGTTAACAATCAAACAATCTGGAGGAAAGTAAATGGCTGCAAACGAAAACACAAAGTTCCAAGTTAACTTCAAGACAAGTGCTGGAACTCTTATCAATCTTTATGCAACTGATGTCAAAGAACTAGAGACAGGTCTTACTGATCTATCAATGGTCTCAACTCTTATCAAGGCTACCGATGCTGAACTCAACGGTGGACGAGCATCTGCTCCAGCACCTACTGTTGAATCAGTAGCGCAATCATTTAATGCAACACCTGTTGCTGCACCTGCTGTTGTTGAAGGACAGGCACCAAGCTGTAAGCACGGTGTAATGAGTTTCCGTACAGGTACTTCTGCTCGTGGCCCTTGGAAGGGCTGGATGTGTGCTGCACCAAAGGGTGCAACAGATAAGTGCTCAACTATCTGGGCTTAGCTAATGCGGGAACCGCACGAGTTTGAGGTTCCTTTATGTGCTCAAGTAGGTGGCGATCTATTCTTTCCTGACCAGGAAAACGAAGGCAAATTAGTTCGCATCAATATCGCAGCAGCAAAATCAATCTGTCGTAACTGTCAACACATCACTGAGTGTGCAGAGTGGGGTATCCGCAAGGAGCAACACGGCATCTGGGGTGGACTGACAGGACACGAACGACGCAAGATTCGTAGACAACGAAACATAAAACTAGAAGAGGATAAGAGTGCTTAAACTTTCCCGCGCTTGGAGTGGAGTGACCACTAGGGCCACGCCATTGCCTGATGTGTGGAAGAATTTAGTTAAGCAATCTATCAAGTTTCGTCGTGGTCAAGTATGTATGGTAGCTGCAGCACCTAACGCTGGTAAGTCAATGTTCGCATTGATCTATGCCATCAAAGCGCAGGTGCCAACGCTGTTCTTCTCCGCCGATACAGACACAGCGACAGTAATGATTCGCGCTGCTGCACACCTATCGGGCCATAGCCAAATGGCTGTGGAACAGAACATAGAAAAGAGAGCAAATTATTATGATGCTCATTTGGTTAAGACTTCACACATTCAATGGGTCTTTGATTCCAGTCCGTCTCTTGATGATATTGAGATGGAGATTAAGGCTTACGTCGAACTCTATGGAGTAGCACCTCAGCTTGTTATCATAGATAACCTAATGAATGTTGCTGCTGAGACAGACAATGAGTGGGCAGGGCTACGTGCAATTATGATGGAGTTGCACGATATGGCACGTAAGACAGAGGCTTGCGTCTTAGTACTCCATCACGTATCAGAACAATCAGAGTATGGTTCTCCTATGATGCCACCACCTAGACGTGCGATCCACGGAAAGGTCAGTCAGTTACCAGCATTGATACTCACGCTGGGTTACGATCCCACTGGCTTGTTGCGTGTGGCTGCAGTTAAGAATCGCTTTGGTCAACACTTCGCTGATGCTTCTAGTTGGGCATCGCTATTTGTAGACTTTGCTTCTTGCCAAATAGGAGATGATGATGCACAGGGTAGGGCCTACCTTCGTGCCAATTCAGAAAGAAGTGTCTATGGCTAACAAGAATGGACGTAAAGGTTCTCAGTTCGAGACAGATGTTATGAAGTGGTTACGCGGTAAAGGCGTATCTACGGAAAAACTCTCGAAGGCTGGGGCAAAGGATGAGGGAGATATGGTTGTTATCGTATCTGGAGAAACCTATATCCTTGAACTCAAGAACAGGCAGACGCTTACCCTGCCTGAGTTC